GGTTTTGGTCCATGGCGCAACACGTCGACCAGCAGCGTAACAAGGGTGGGAAGCTCGCCAAGGCGCTGTACCGTTCCAAGTTTGGTGTTTGGCCGCAGGGCTTGAGCGATCAGCCGATCCAGCCTGACGGTGCCTTCATGGGCTACGAGCGGTCGCGTCGCATCGCGTTCGCCAAGGGTCGGGGCGCGCGGGCATGAGCCGCACGATGGAAGCAGCCCGCGGCAAGTGGCGGGGCATCCTCATGTCGTTCGACATTGAGCGCTCGTTCCTCACCGGCAAGCACGGACCTTGCCCCATGTGCGGGGGTACCGATCGCTTCCGGTTTGACGACAAGGAAGGGCGCGGAACCTATTTTTGCTCGGGCTGCGGTGCCGGTACGGGCATGGACCTGATCCAGAAGATTAAGGGCTGGGACTTCAAGACCGCGGCCGGCGAGGTTGATCGGATCGTCGGCAATGTCCGACCCGAGCGGATCAAGCCGCAGCGCTCGCCCGAGCAGACGCGTCGCAGCAGCGCCGACCTGTGGAACAACGCTCGCCGCGTGGTGCCGGGTGACCCTGTCTCGCTGTACCTCGAACATCGCGGCTGGGGCTTTCCGCAGAACATGGACAGCATTCGGTTCGCGCCGACCTGCCCGGTTCCTGGTGGTTCGCAATGCACCGCCATGCTCGCCAAGGTGTCTGACATCGACGGCAAGGGAGTGACTGTCCACCGCACCTTCCTGACCGCGCAGGGCCGCAAGGCAGCTATGGACGAGCCGCGCGCGACCATGCCGGGGTCGATCCCTGACGGCGCTGCGATCCGGCTGGCCATGCATGGCGAGCGGCTGGGCATTGCGGAGGGCATCGAGACGGCCCTTGGCGCAACCAAGCGGTTCGGGATCCCGGTATGGGCAGCGATCAACGCGACGATGCTGTCGAAGTGGCAGCCGCCCGAGGGTGTGCGCGAGGTTGTCATCTTCGCGGATAACGATGCAAACTACGCCGGCCTTCTCGCTGCTGCTGCGCTCGCCAATCGGCTGACGGTTCGCTGCGGCCTGTCGGTCACGATTGAGATGCCTGAGCGCGTTGGCATGGATTGGGCCGATGCAGCATGAGCCCCGCCGCTTCCCCAACCCCGGATACATGCCCGACAAATGGCCAGAGGAAACCGTCGTCCATGCTGAATTCTGCAACGGCACGAGTGGACAGTATCAGCTCAAGCAGCTTCGCTGGAAGCCTTGGCCAAGCGGGGAGCATCCCGGCGATGTCGTCAGATTTTGGAGGGCGTGAGGCATGAAGTGGGTAGATCTCGCGCGCGTTTGCCTTGCGCTTGTGCTGGGTTTCGTTGCCGCCGCTATCCGCTCGGCCGCTACCGGCACGCCATCCCATGTGGACGGCGGGGAGTTGTTCGTAGTCGCGATGTTGATTGCGGTGCTCTGGGCGATCCGTGACGGGCAGGAGGCATCATGATCCAGCCAATCCACCCGATGCTGGAGCGCGTCGCGCGGGCGATGCTCGCTGACGATCTCGACCGCCCCGGCGTGAAGCGCGACTTTGACAGCGTTTGGGAAGACGAAGCACCCGCATGGATCGCTTCCGCCCGCGCCGCCATACAGGCGCTGCTGGAACCGGATGAGGTGCGGCTTGCGGCTGGACGACAAGTGACCTGTGACGAACAGGCGTCTGGCGGCGTTGTCTACAGCACTGATGCCGAGGCCAAGGCGATCTACCGCGCCATGCTCCTCCCTCTCATAGGAAAGGGAGAGTGAGCATTGACTGGATCTGGTGGATCGGCCTGTTCCACCTCGTTGTCTATGGGGTGGCCGGCTTTGCGGCGGTTGGCGAGTTCGTCATCAATCGCACCGTCAAGTCGCTCGGCATCCAGCGCGACCTTATCCGCATGTACGCCCGCTACCTCAAGGAGAAGCGGGACAACGAAGATGGCAGGAGTTTCGATATCGGAACACCACGCCAGCCCGATCCCATCCAACACACGCGCAACCTAGGGGAGTTGTAATGGCAGCGCGCGTCTCTCGCATGAGCCAGGTAGTCGACTTCTGCCAGCGCGTCTTCGCCCAGCAGGGTCGCGCGCCTAGTTATTCCATGATCCGCCATGAGCTAGGTATCGAGCATGACGGGACGGTGCGCCGCTACGTGAAGCAAGCTGAGGCGGCGGGGCTTCTGACGCTGGGTGAGTACCGCGGCGGGCGGGGGGCTGGCAACACGCCACGTATCCGCTTCGGGCTTCCCGGTGAGGCCGACACGACAAAGATCAAGATGGGCCGCGACCTATAAACTAGAAGGCGAGTAGAAATGGCTGGAAGGCCGGCAGGATTGCCAAAAACGGGCGGACGCAAGAAAGGCATCCCCAACAAGGCGACGGCAGCAAAGGCAGCGGAGGTTGCGGCATCGGGCCTCACCCCGCTTGACTTCATGCTTGCGCTCATGCGTGACAAAGCACAGGCGATGGACTTGCGGTTCGATGCTGCCAAGGGCGCAGCTCCGTACGTCCACGCCCGCCTGTCCGCGATAGACGCTAAGGTCGACGTCGAGGGGCAGCTCGTCATTCAAATCAACAAGCCGGCTTAATGGCGACGATCGAGCTTCCGAACGGCTGGCAGCCGCGACCATATCAAGACCCGCTCTGGCGATATCTGCATGCTGGAGGGAAGCGGGCCATCGCTGTGTGGCCCCGCCGGCACGGGAAGGATGACCTCGCGCTCCATTACGCCGCTTGCGCGGCCCACGAGCGCGTCGGCACTTATTGGCACCTGCTCCCGCAGCAGAACCAGGCGCGCAAAGCGATCTGGGACGCTGTGAACCCGCACACCGGGCGCCGCCGCATTGACGATGCTTTCCCGGCCGCGATCCGCGATACGACGCGCGAGCAGGACATGCTCATCCGCTTCAAGACCGGCTCGACGTGGCAGGTGATCGGATCGGACAACCACGATGCGTTGGTTGGCACCCCCCCCATTGGCGTGGTGTTTTCCGAGTGGGCGCTATCTGACCCGCAGGCATGGTCGCTCGTTCGTCCGATCCTTCTGGAAAACAACGGCTGGGCGATCTTCATCACCACGCCCCGCGGGCGCAACCACGCGCATCGCATGTACCAGATGGCGAGTGCATCGGATGAATGGTTTGCCGAGAAGCTGACGGCTGATGAGACTACCGTATTCACCGCGTCCCAACTTCGCACCGAGCGTGCCGAACTGGTGCAGGAGCGCGGCGAAGATGACGGGGAAGCGATTTACGAGCAGGAGTACATGACGAGTTGGTCGGCCGGGCTGCCCGGCGCCTACTACGCCAAGACGATCGACGGCATCGAGGGCAAGGGCCAGATCGGCATGGTGCCGCACAATCCGAACAAGCAGGTTCACACCGCTTGGGATCTCGGCGCCAGCGACCAGACCGCCATCTGGTTCGTCCAGTGGACTGGCACGGGCTGGGCCTTCATCGACTACATGGCATCGAGCGGCAAAGGCCCGGCTTGGTATTGGCAGCGCATGAAGGGCGACGCGGAGACGGACGAGGAGCGAAAGGCTGTCGCGCACCGCCGGGTGTACAACTACGGCGAGCATCTGGTGCCGCATGACGCTGACCACGAGCGCATGGGGATCGGGCTTATGGAGGCGACATCGATCGCCGGGACGATGCAGACGATTGGCATGCGCAACATCCGTGTCGTGCCGCGTACGAAGTCGGTGGCGAACGACATCAACGAGGTTCGTAAGATGCTGCCGATTAGCTTCTTCGACCGCGAACGATGCGCCCTAGGGATCGACGCCCTGCGCGCCTATCGCCGGGAGTGGGACGAGAAGAACAAGGTCTACAAGGATAAGCCGCTGCACGACTGGGCGTCTAACCCGTCTGACGCATATCGCACGTTCGCCATGGGCAAGCCGCGCGATATTGAGGCGTGGTATGACGACGATGACGATTATCAGGAGCGCGGCGGGCGTTCAGAAAATACGGGGTATTGAGATGACGAAAGAGGAATGGCTACGCAGCTTTGCATTGGCCTATCGCGTCAACACGGGCCACCCTAAAGAGGCCGCGGACTTCGTGGCCAGTGTATGCTTCGATCTCATGGGGTTGGACGCGAACCCATCTGCCGCGGCAAACTTCGCAGTTCAGCCGATGCCCGACTTTATCGGGCAAGGCCCATCGGTATTTGGACGGGTTACAGGCGGTAAAGGGCGCAACGATCAGACGTAACCGCTAACGCCTAGTATTCCCTTTCCTGCGCATGCCTAATGTCCGAACCCGTCCATTCAGGAGACGGGTTCATGACGACCGAGAAGAAGCCCGAGGCGAAGACGCCGACGCAGGGCGACCGCATCGAGGCGCTGGAAGCCGAGGTTGCTGCGATCAAGGAAGCGCTGGCATCGGGCGACAGCACGCTGATCGCGGCTGCGTTCACCGACAAGCCGGGCAAGGCTGACGAAGCCAAGGGCGACGAGTAAGCGCCGCGGTGGCGACGCTCCCCCAAGACGCGCTGATGATCGAGCCGGACATCCTCATGGATGAGCCGGTCGACGCAGTGATTGTGGATGAGCCGGACGCCATCATAAAGTTGCTCTCGCTGGCTAACAGCGTGGGCGACATCTCGGCAGCGTGGAGCGAAGGCGATCTCGTCCGGCTGGGTAGTGACGTGGTGGCCGACTACACGAAAGATGACGCGGATCGCGCCGATTGGAAGCGCGTTGTTGAGAAGGCGCAGCGATCGGCCGCGCAGGAGGCCAAGGGGCAGAAGGACTACCCTTGGAACCGCGCTTCGAACGTTCACTATCTGACAGTCGCAGCGACGCAGTTCAACGCACGCGCCTATCCCGCGATCGTCAAGGGCGACGAAGCGGTGAGCGTGAAGGTAGTCGGTGCCGACAAGGGCCGACCTGCCATGATGCAGACCCCGCAGGGCGTAATGCCAGTGCCGATGATGGGGCCACAGGGTCCGATCATGGGACCGGACGGGCAGCCGCAGATGGTATGGGCCGTCCCGCCAGGCGCGAAGGCTGCACGAGCGCAGCGGGTCCGCGATTACCTCAACACTGTGCTGTTCTACCGCATGGAGGATTGGGAAAGCGACACCGACGCGCTGTTGCTCCAGCTTCCGATCGACGGCTGCGCCTTCCGCAAGGTCTGGTACGATGTGGCCAAGCAGGAGCAGCGCGCGGCGCTCGTCTCCGCTCTCCGTATTATCGTGCCGTCTGGCGCCCGCTCGTGCGACACGACGCCTCGCCTGACCGAGGAAGTGCCGGACGTCTTCCCATATCAGATCCAAGAGCGGATGCGGCTCGGCGAATACCGCACCACTGAACTGCTGCCTGAGGGTGACGACGACCAATCGCCCCGTCTGCTCTTGGAACAGCATCGCTTGATCGACGTCGATGGCGACGGCATCCAGGAGCCGTACATCGTCACCGTCGACCATGCGACGGCCAAGGTGCTGCGGATCGAGGCAAATTACAGCCCCCGTGACGTGGCCGTGAACGACAACGGCGAGGTGCTGTCGATCAAGCGCCAGCAATTCTACATCAAGTACAGCTTCTTCCCCCACCCGCAGGGCAAGTTCTACGACATCGGGCTTGGCCATCTGCTCGAGCAGATCGGCGACGTCGTGAACACGTCGATCAACCAGCTCATCGACGCTGGTCATGCACAGGTGGCGGGCGGTGGGTTCATCGCATCTGGCATCCGATTGCAGGGTCAGGGGCGCACTTCGTCGCTCCGCTTCGCTCCGGGCGAGTACAAGACCGTAAATGGCGTGACCGGCGACCAGCTTCGCAACGGCATCTATGAGCGCACCTTCCCCGGCCCGTCGCAGGTAATGGTGTCGATCCTCGACATGATGTTGTCGGCCGCGCGCGACATCTCCAGCGTGAAGGACGTCATCACCGGCGAGGCTTCGAACAATGGCCAGGTCGGCACCACGCTGGCGCTGATCGAGCAGGGATTGCAGGTCTTCACCGCGATCTACAAGCGCATTTACCGATCGCTGCGCGAGGAATTTGCGCTGCTGTATTCGAACATCTCACGCTTCGGGGGCGAGAAGGCGGCGGCTGATTACCTTGAGGTGCTGGACGATGAGGCGGCTGATTTTCAGGCCGACTTCAACGCCAGCGACTTCGACATTCGCCCTGTGTCCGACCCGACCAGCGTCACGCGGATGCAGAAGCTGGCGCGTGCCCAGTTCGTGTGGGGTATCGCCGCCAACAACCCGCTGATCGATCAGCGAGAGGCTTTGCGCCGGGTGTGGGAGGCGGCTGACGTCGAGGATCCGGACAAGCTGTTTGCCGCGCCTCCGCAGCCCGATCCGATGGCCGCGGCTGGCGCGCAGGCCGAGATCGCAAAGACCGCCTCGGAGACGGAACGCAACAGCGCCGCCGCACAGAAGGACAACGCTCAAGCCATCCGCACTGCCGCGGAAGCTGGGATGATGATGGGAGGCGCCGTTGACCCCCTCGCAGGAGGAGTTTCTGGCATGGCGGGCGGACCCGGTGACGCGCTGGGTTATGGAAGCGATGGCCTCCTTCGCAGGCTTGCAGCGTGATGAGTGGATCGCGCGCACCTTCGACGCGACCGATCGGCCCGACCCTGATCCGGTCCTGCTCTCCGAGTTGCGAACCCGCGCGGATGCTTACCGCGCCATTCCCGAAACCACGTACGACGATTGGATGAGCGCCCATGGCCACGATCCCCAGCCTGAATGACTGCAACCCCGGCCTCCGCCCGGTTGAATACTACGTCCTGATCGCGCCCGAGCAGACGGAGGAAAAGACCGCGGGCGGCATCTTCCTGCCTTCGTCCAAGCGCGAGACGGACGAGATCGCCACGCAACGGGGTCGCATCGTGGCGCAGTCGCCGTTGGCGTGGACCTTCGCCGAGGGTGACGAGCATCGCGGCAATGTCGGCGATGTCGTCCTGTTCGGTCGCTACGCCGGATCGCTGATTGAGGGTGTTGACGGCAAGACGTATCGCATCTGTCGCGACAAGGATGTGGCTGCTATCTTTCACGGAGAGGCGGCATGAAGCGGGCGCTGCTGGCGGCGCTAGCCGCGCTCTGCGTCGCGTCGCCTGTCGCGGCACAGTCGCTGTCGAAAACGCGAGCTACCAATGCGGTGTCGGCCGGCTTCGTTCTTCGCGCAGGTTCGACCAACTTGGCTGGCCTGAGCGTCACCACCGGCGCGACGGCAGGTTATGTCATGTTGTTCGACGCGACGGCTGTTCCCGCCGATGGCGCAGTGACTCCGGCGCGCTGCCTGCCGATCGCGCCCAACACGGGGCTTGACCTGAACTTCCGTGGCTCGCCGCTTCGGTTCGATAACGGTGTGGTGGTGGTGTTCTCGTCCACGGGGTGCTTCACCAAGACCGCGAGCGCGACCGCATACCTCGCTGGAGACGTGCAGTGATCGCCGCGGCGCTGCTTCTCCAAGTCGTGACGCCGTTGAACCCCGCTGGCGTCGACACGTCTGCGCTCGCGACGAAGCTCGAGGTGCAGACCGCAGCGCAGAAGGCTCAACAGGCCGCGGACGCCGCAGCGGCAGCATGCCAGCCAAGCGCGACCGTCCCTCCGATGGAGACGGTCGGTGGTTCGGCCGGCAGCGGCGACGCGTGTCGGTTGGCAAATTCGATCCAGCCGCGTATCAGCCGCACC